ATAATTATAAGTAATATAATTATGAGGGGTTGATTTATTTGACTAGAGAAGAATTTGAGAAAAAATTTAATGAAGTTAAAAAAATGGAATTTTGGGAAGATACTATATGCAATTATAAAAAAATAAGTGGAAGTTTTATACAAGAATTTGTAAAACTTTCAAAGTTATCATTAAATATAAAATTTAATAGTGATGATTCTTTATATAAATATTCTCAAGCAGATATTTATTCTATTAAAAATTTAAAAAATTCTAATTTATTTTTTAAATTTGCTGGAAAATTTTCTGATGGGTTTGATAGCTTATTTGAAATAGATAATATATCAAAAAAAATTTTAAATGATTTATTTAAGAAAAAATTAGGGATAGAATTAGAGAAAATAGTTCAAAGGGATTGTTTGGTAACTTGTTTTACAGATACAAATTTAAATGATGAAATGTGGGAAAAATATGCTGATTCTCATAGTGGTTTTTGTCAAGAGTATGACTTAAAAGAATTACAAAGAGAATATATAGAACATAATTTTTTTAAAAATGATAACTATACAGAAAATATTTGCCCTGTTATTTATGGAGAAGAATTATTTAAAGCTTCAAAGTATTTCCCACTAGAGTATATAGAAGATATTTTAAATATAGAGATTTTTCAAAAAATTATTGTACCTATCATATTTTTTGCAGCATTAACAAAGTTGGAACAATTTTCATTTGAGAATGAATGGAGATGGTTTAAGCTATTTACACATAATTTACCTAATAAGCCAAATTTTGAAAAAGTTGAAAATGATTTGGGGATGTTAAGAGAAGTTATTCCTCCAAAAGCAATATATTTAGGGAAAGATATTGAGGGAGAAAATAAAAAAGAAATTATAGAAATATGTAAATCTAAGAAAATAAAAGTATATCAAATGGTAGAAGAAAATGGTATTTTAAAACCTATTCCTATTGAAATATAGTAGAAAAAATAGTATAATATAGAAAATCAAATATACATAAATGTTGGGAAAGTTCTAATCGCATTTATTAGAGATAGCTAGATAATAAGTCTAGTTGTTTTTAGTAAGTGCGATTTTTTATTTTCACTGGAGGATAAAATAATGTGAGTATAAAGGAAGAAGTATACAAATTATTAGTAAAAAATAAGAGTACCAGAGAAATAGCAGAAATATTAAATGTAAGTATGAGAGCTGTACAAAAGCATAAAAAAAAATTTGATGAAGCGAACAACAGCGAACAAGAAAACGAACAGCGAACGACGAACAAAAAAGAAAAAAAGGTTATTGCCAAAGTATTAATAGAAACAGGGGCTAGTATAAAGGAAGCTTCGGAAAAAGTCGGACTAGCTAAAAGTACAGTTGGAGATATAAGCAGTAAAGGAAAGTTACAATTTAAGCAACTTGAGTATCTGAATAATCTAAGGGAAAACTATATAGAAAGAATCAATAAAAATAAAGCCGATAGATTAGAAATGAATGATTTGGCAAAGAAGAAGATTCTTGATACTTTAAATTCTAATGAAGAAATTACAAAATCTGTGCAGCAAATGATAAAAATGAATGAACAAACTGAACAAGAGATTTTAGAATTAAATAGGATAGAGAGGTTAGAAAAATTTCAACTTGAAAAAGCTAAATATAAAGATACAAGGTTATTGATAATAACAGAAGAACTTGCTAACTTGTCTGATGCTGATATAGAGAAAATACTAAAAATAATAGAAAAGTCTAAGGCAGATGATGAAAATGCAAAAGATTTATGACTTTTTTAAAAAAGAATTAGATAAAAGAAAAAAAGATAGATTAAAACATTTTGTATTTAAACCTAGAGAATATCAGAAGAAAATAATAGATGTATTTAAAGCTGGGTTATATAGTTTTTTTATAATTTGTTGGGCTCGTAGACTAGGGAAAGACTTATTAGCATTTAGTCTTGCCTGTGAAGAGTGTTTAAATAAACCTAATACAATTGTATATTACATTTTTCCAACAATGAAGCAAGGGAAAATGATGATTTTAGATGGTTTTACCAATGAGAAGAAAAGAATTATTGAAGAAGTTGTAAATATAGAATGTTTACTATTACCAGAAAAATCTAAAAAACTATACCACTCTGACAACAGTTTAAGATTTAAAAATGGTTCTATCATATATTTTGTGGATGCACAAGATGCCAATACAAAAGTTGGAGGAAACTTAGATCTATTAATAATCTCAGAAGCAGCATTAATTAAAAATAGAGAAATACTATTATATTTAATCCCTTCAATAATGAATATTAATGGGAAAATTTTACTTGTAAGTACACCGAGATTCTCAAGTTATTTTAATGAGATATTGGAGGACATCACAAATATAAAACTATGGTTCAAAAGTATATTAAAAGCTACAGACAAAGAAGCAATAGATGAAAATGGGAAACCAATTTGGGATGAAGAGAAATTAAAAAAAGCTGAAAAACTTATGAGCAGAAGTAAATATAAACAAGATTTTGAATGTGATACAGATGTAGCGAATGAAGAAGCTGTATATGCTGAAAGTCTTTCAAAATTAGAATGGGTAAAAGAATTATCTATAAAAGGTAAGAAACTATATGTAAGTGAGGATCTTGGTATAAATGATAGTACAGCACTTGTATTTGTTGTAGAAAATACAATTATACATCACTACGCAAATGTTGATAATGCCACAATGCACTATATAAATTACATAAAGAACTTTATGAAACAAGCAGAAATACGAGATGTAGAAATTATTTTACCTCATGATGCAAAAAACAGAATAGATAATATTGATCATTTAACAAGTAGAAGAGAAGCATATTCAAAAAATTTCACTAATGTGAAAGTTCTTAATGCATACAGCATAAGTAAAACTATTGAAATTGCAAAACATAGCATAGAACAACATAAAATAAAGTTTTACGACTGTGAAAATGTAAGAAGCATGGTAAAGCTAATGAAAATGTATGAATGGAAAATAGATAGTAGTTCAGGAGAAAATTTAAGAACTCCTGTTCATGGGCGAGGGATTTCGGCAAGCAATACTTGTGATGCTGTGGAATATTTTTGCATGTATATGTTTTCAAGTATTTATAATAAAAATTTAAAAGATATTATGTATACAAATTATTTAGAAGATTCTGATAGTGAGGTCAGTTATTTATGAAAGAGCTAACAAAAATTGAAATAGAGAGAATAGAACAATATCTAATTGAATTAAAAGGAAAGGAAGAATACAAATATTATTTTACAGATATAGAAACAGAAAAACCTTTAAGAGCTTGGTTAGATGGAGGCTATTATATAACTTTAACAAAAGATGAGTGTAAATATTGGATTGGAGTTATAAAAATTTTTGATAAGGCTTGTGGTTTTAGTTTCATAGCATTATTAAAAAAATTAGTAAAAGAGTATAAAGAAATAAGGCAATGGTGCTATATACAAAATAAAAAATCTATGAAGTTTCATGCTTTGTTAGAGAAAAAAATGAGATGTAAAAGATATATAAAAGATGACATAAGCATTATTGTTATGAAAGGAGCAAACGATGGGAAAAGGTAGTAATCCAATTAAACAAATTGGAAGAAGAATAGAGGGAATAGGGAAAACTGCTAAAAATTTAGTTGGTGGTTTGACTGGTGGAGCAATAGGAAAAAATCCACAAGAAGATTTACTTAGACAACAAAGAGAAGAAGCTGATAGACAAGCTAGAGAAGCAGCAGAAAGGCAAAGATTAGCCATAGAATCTGAAAATAGAAGAAGAGCAGAGGAAAGAGCAAGAGCAGAAGCAGAAGCGAAAGCTAAGGCAGAAGCAGAAGCTAGAAGACAAGCAGAACTTGAAAGACAAAGAAAAGCAGAGGAAGAGTACAGAAACAAAGTAAAAACAGATACTGAAAATATGCAAAGAGATATAGATGGCTTACAGAATAAACAACAAGGAACAAATTTAACTGATAAACCTCAAACAACTGTAGACTTTTCTAAAAGTTTTAAAATAGGTAGCAATAAAGATGAAGATAAATTAAAGAAGATATTTAAAGCAGGTAGATAAGTATGAAAAAGCCAACAAAAGAAAAATTAGCATATTACTTTGAGGAAGCTAAAACTTACAAAGATGATATAAAAGGCGACTATAACGAAACATTTGAATTAACTGATAACTCTTTTACTATAAAAGATGATGCTTCAAGACAAAAAAGTGTTTCAAGAAAAGTAGACAGTGTTGTGTTAGAAAGTCAAAGATTTTTGTCAAATTTTATTATGATTTCTGTTTTTCCAAAATCACAAAAGTGGGCTGAATTAAAAAGCAATTTAGATGTAATCAAAGCGATAGAAGAAGTAAATGATAGTACAGCTGAAATGATAAAAAAAGAACTTGATGAAATCTTAGAAGAAAATTCAGAAACAGTTTACAGAACAAATAGTAATACAAACTATTATACAGAAGTTGCGAAATCTGTTAGTGATTGCTTAAAAGTTGGAACAGGAATATTTAAAATAGTTGAATTAAACTCAACTGCAAAACCTTTTACATATAGTTATCAAAATCTTGATAATATCTTTTTCTTAGAAGATATGCAGGGTAAGCCTAATATTGTTTTTAAAAGATATGTAGAAAAAAATCTACAAGATTTAATAGATATGTTTGGGCATCTTAATTTCAAGAAGCCTGAAAGTTTAAGTAGTGAGGAAGAATTAACTGAAAAAATATCAGTTATAGAAACTATAATTGCAGAATTTGATGAAACAAAAGCAGTAAATATTTATCATCATTTCGTGCATACAGAAGAGTTTGAAGAAGAGTTAGTTTATGAAGTACTTGAATATAATCCTTATGTAATATTTAGATGGCAAGTAGATAGTTCAAATCCTTGGGGTATTGGCATAGGTAGAGCTAACAAATACCTTATTAAACAACTTAATGAAAATATAGAAAAAAGAGCAAGACACAGAGATAAAATTGTGGATCCACCAGCTAATTTTTATGGAGATATAAGTTTAAGAAATAAAGTTAGTTTAAAACCTGGGGCTATTAATTATGGCGGAGAATGGAACGATGCCAATAAAATGGGGATACAGCCAATAAATACAGGAACTAATCTAATACCAATAGACCAAGATATAAATGATTGTAGAGAAAGAATAAGAAAAGCATATATGGCACAGCCTTTGGGAGATGTACTGGAAACTAAAAATAGGTCAGCCACTGAAATGGAACTAAGGCAAGAAATGTTTAGAAATGAATTTAGTGGAACCTATGAGTTAATTAATACAGAACTTTTAGAGCCAATATTTATGAATGCTTATTATATTTTAGAAAAAAAAGGCTTATTGAATGCTTTGGAAAATGAAGATTATGTAACACATTCAAAAATACATTATGTAAATGAATTAACTCAAAACTCAGGTAGAGAATATGGATTAAGAATAATTGATTTTTATAATATGGCTTCACAATTAATGCCAGAAGAACAGAAAGGATTTATTATAAAATCAGCTGAAGCAGTTGAAGATATAAGAAATAAAATGAATATCCCAGCAAGTATTGTTAATTCAAAAGAAGAAATTATGACAATGGTAGAAAATCAAAGAAGAATGATTGAAATAGAAACATTAGCACAAGCTCAAGAAAATGTAGGAAAAAGACAAGAAACAGGAATACCTGAAAGAGTTAAACAGGGAGTAGGTGGATTAGGTGATATTTAATGACAGAGAAAGAAAAAGTAAGTATGATGATTTTTTAGCAAAGTATGCAGGGGATAATGAGTTATTAGAGCTTATTAAATGGTGTGTATTAGACTGGGAAGAAACAAAAGAAAACTATTATCAAAACTATGGAAAATATCCAGAGCAAAGAAACTTATTAATCAAACTGAAATTTGATTTAGTAAATAAAAAAAATGAAATTATAGAAAGTATGAAAGGAGAGTAGTAATGGACGGCGATAATTTAGATGTAAACCAAAATTTAGAAACATTGGAGGGACAAACTCAAAATCCACAAGGAGATGATAATAATTCTGATATTCTTGATAATCAAAATAATGATATTCAAGATAAACAAGATACATTTGACCCTACTAAAATGACATTTGATGATGTTGAAACTTCTTTTAATGGATATGATTT